AATAACGAGTTCCGTGCTGATTTCTACATCAAACCAGCTCGGTCTATCAACTTCATCACACTGACCTTCATCGCAACACGATCTGGTGTTGATTTCGCTGAAGTAGTCGGCCGGACAGGTTAAGGGGGGAATGACAAATGCCTAATATTAATACATTCGTAAACAACCTCAAAGGTGGCGGTGCTCGTGCTAACCAATTCCAAGTTCAGCTTACTGCTACTCCGGGTGCTGTATCTCTAGGGTCGGAATTTACATTTCTGTGTCGTTCAGCTCAAATTCCTGCACAGACCGTTGGTGAGGTAGCAATACCTTATCGTGGTCGGCAAGTGTTTGTTGCTGGTGATCGTACATTCGATGCATGGACAGTAACAGTGTTTAGTGATGCCGCATGGGAGATTCGTGGTGCGTTGGAATCGTGGTCAAATTTGATGCAAGATATGGGTGAATACTCATATGGTGCTCTTGACCCAGCAGATTATTATGGTGAGGCGACAATTACGCAGATGAATAGAAATGATATGCCTATTAACACATACACACTTTTTCAAATGTGGCCCCAGACGATTGATCCTATTGATCTTGCCTATGATACCAATGACGCAGTAATGGAATTTGGTGTAACATGGCGTTTCAATTATATGCGTTCGACAGCTGGTGGTGGTACAGTTGGTGGTTTTTGGACCTAAGGGACTTTTGATTAGTAATAAAGTCCTAAAATAGTTCTGCTTAAGTTTGTATAAATAGTAGTATGGCAGAATTATTTGGGTATGAGTTTAAGAAGAAAGAGGCGGCAAAGGCGAGATCCTTTGTCGCCCCTTCTGACGAAGAGGGCACACTGGATATTGCTGGTGGTGCCGGGTTCTTTAGCCAATATGTTAACCTTGATAAGGTTGCAAAAAATGACTGGGATCTGATTCGTAAATATCGCACAACATCTGAAGCTCCGGAGTGCGATCAAGCAATAGAAGATATTATCAACGAGGCCATCACGGCCGATGAAACAGACATTTCTGTAAAACTAGACCTTGATCTAGTGCCATTGTCTGAGTCTATCAAGAAAAAAATGATTGTAGAATTCACTGAGATTCTACGTCTTTTAGATTGGAAATATAGAGGACACGATATATTTCGACGTTGGTATATAGATGGTCGTATTTTCTATCACAAACTGGTTGATCAAAAACAAGCTAGAAAAGGTATTGCTGAAGTTCGTTATGTTGATCCTAAATTTATTAAGAAAGTTCGTGTTATTGAAAAAGGAAAAGAAGATAGTAAACAAAATTCTAGTGAGATTGATTTAGTACAGAAAACACAAGAATTTTTTATCTTTAATGATTCTGGTGTTTATCCAGGAATGACAAGCTTCACTGGTCCTGGTGTTAAAAATGCACAAGGATTAAAAATTTCACCTGATGCTATTGCTTATGTAACGTCGGGCATTTATAACCCAACGACTAAACAGGTTTATGGTTTCCTTCAGAAGGCGATCAAACCTACCAATCAACTCCGTATGATGGAAGATGCATTGGTTATCTATCGCATCAGTCGTGCGCCTGAACGAAGAATCTTTTATATTGATGTGGGTAATCTACCCAAACCTAAAGCAGAAGCTTATCTCAAAGATGTAATGAGTCGTTATCGCAACAAGGTTGTGTATGATGGTTCTACAGGTGAGGTTAAAGATGACCGCAATCAAATGTCAATGTTAGAAGATTTCTGGTTGCCACGTAGAGAAGGTGGTAGAGGTACAGAAATTACAACATTGCCTGGTGGTCAAAATCTTGGTGAGATGCAAGATGTAACATACTTCCAAGAAAAACTTTATCGTTCACTAAACATTCCAGTTTCACGTTTGATGACTGACTCTGGTTTCAACATGGGTCGTGCATCAGAGATTACAAGAGATGAGATTAAGTTCACGAAATTTATTCAACGACTACGAAAGAGATTTTCTGGTCTTTTTGCTGATCTTTTAAAAACACAATTACTATTGAAGGGTATTCTTACTATAGACGACTGGGAAGATATTAGGGAATCTATTATATACGATTTCAATGACGATAATCATTTCTTTGAAATGAAAGAAAGTGATTTATTAAAGGATCGTGTAGAACAATTGGCTGGAGTATCAGATTATATTGGTACATATTTCTCCATTGAATGGATACGAAAGAACGTATTGCAACAGACCAAGTTGGAGATGGAAGAAATTGATCGTCAGATTGATGACGAAAGAAAGGATGGTAAGATTGATCCTATTGCCGGTAAAGATATGGGTGGTCCTGAAGGTGGGTTTGGTGATCCTTCTAGGGGTATTGAACAAGAACCTATGTATCCTGATGGACAAGATCCTTCACCAGAGCCTGAAGATGCTGATGATGAAGATGAAGATGAGTTGGAAAACAAAAACTTATAAATATAAGAAAATGAGGAATTAATATTATGGCTAATAGTACAACAGCAGTAAGAGATGTAGTAGATGCTGTTACATCTGGTGATTTAAATACCGCTAATGCGGCATTCAATACAGTTTTACAGCAGAAAAGAGAAGATGCTTGGATTAATACCAAACACGAATTTGCACGAACTGCTTTTGATGCATCACCACCTGAGGCTACCACAGGCATTGATACCGGAATCACAGGAGACCCGGCAGAAGTTCCTTCAGAGGAAGAATAAATGAAACTTATATCCGAACACGTTGACCATATTGATTACATAGTCGAAGCCGAAGAAGGTGGTAAGAAAAACTATCGTATCAAAGGTGTGTTCATGCAGTCAGAAATAAAGAACCGCAATGGACGAATGTATCCGCAACACGTTTTAGAAAAAGAAGTAAGACGATATAATAAAGAATACGTCAAAGAAAAACGTGCGTTTGGCGAACTGGGACATCCAGATGGCCCTACCGTAAATTTAGAACGTGTATCACATATGATTACAAAGTTGCATCCCGATGGTAAGAATTTTATCGGTGAAGCAAAGATTATGGATACTCCCTATGGTAAAATTGTAAAGAATCTTATAGACGAAGGTGCTAAGCTTGGAGTTTCGTCCCGAGGTATGGGTTCACTAGAACCTAGAGGAAAAATGCAGGTTGTCAAGGATGATTTTTATCTTGCTACTGCGGCCGATATTGTTGCAGATCCTTCTGCACCTAATGCTTTCGTAGAGGGTATTATGGAAGGTAAAGAGTGGATATGGGATAACGGCATAATTAAAGAGATGGATATAGAGGAATATAAGAATCAGTTAGATAAAAAATATAAATTTGCGCAGGCGAGAGAAGAAAAGAACGCTGAGATATTTGCAGATTTTATGTCTAAAATCTAAATATTATAAATAACTTATATACTTTTATAAATAACAAGGGAGTTATCCAAAGATGACAGATATCAACGCAGAACTAGAGGCCATTGCTGATGAAGTATTCACAGACGATGCGCAGCTAGATGAAGTGGCCGCAGATGCCCCTACGAAAGGTGCCTCAGCCCCTATGCCTACCGAAAGGCTACCGGGCGAAGTACAAGACATGGGTCCTGCTGTTGTTTCTCCTGACGCTAAAACTGATCCTGGTGTTGCCGCAGAGAAGAAAGCCAAACAGGCTAAGAAACCTGGCCGTGATGGTAAAGGTCTTGCCTCTGCTGCCTCTCCGAAAGCTGAAGGTGACGGTAATGGACCTATGAAGTCGAATGAAGAAGTTGAAGAAGATGAGACTTTAGAGGTTGTTGCTGAAATGCCTGAGACTACGGAAGAATCAACTACGGTGGAAGATGAGACAATAGAAGAGCGAGTTTCTGCTATGGATCTCTCGGATGATGTGAATGCCCTGACTGAAGGTGGTGAACTTTCAGAGGAGTTTAAGAAGAAGGCTGCTACAATTTTTGAAGCAGCTGTTCGTGCGAAGCTTCGTTCAGAGTTAGAACATCTTGACGAGACATTCAAAGCAAAGTTCGATTCTGAAATTGAAGAAGCAAAGAATGATATGGCGGAGAAAGTCGATGACTATCTCAACTATGTTGTAGAAGAATGGATGATGAAAAATGAAGTTCCCGTTGCTCATAGAATGAAAGCGGAAATTGCAGAAGGATTCATTACAGGTCTTAAAACTTTATTTGAAGATCACAATATTGCTGTTCCTGATGAGCAGTTTGATATGCTTGATGCCGCAGCCGAGAAGGTTGACGAGCTTGAGAGTAAGTTGAACGAATCGTTAGAGAAGAATATTGAACTTTCTAAAAGTAATGATGAGTTGAAAAGACATGAAATTCTTTTAGACGTGGCTTCGGATCTTGCAGATACCGAAGTAGAAAAGTTTGCAGGTCTTGCCGAAAATATTAACTATGAGAACGAGGCTGATTTTCGTGAGAAAGTTGAAACGATCAAAGAGTCATATTTTCCAAAAGCTCAAACAAGTAACCAAGATGACACAGCAGCACCTGTAAATGAGGGTGGCACACCTAGTCTAGAAGAAGGTGACGTTCCCCAAACGATGGCTGCTTATATGTCTGCTATTTCACGGAATCATATCCGAGAAATGCAAGGCTAAATAAGTTTACACAACAAAAATAGGGAGAAAATAAAAATGTTTCAAACGGAACACCTACAGGAAAAGTGGCAGCCAGTATTGGCTCATCCAGACCTCCCCGAGATTAAAGATAGCTATCGTCGGGCAGTCACCACAGTAATCCTGGAAAACCAAGAGCGTGCAATGCGAGAAGATGCAGCATTTCTTTCAGAAGCAGCTCCAGCTAACGCTACAGGCGCAGCAGTGCAGAACTGGGATCCAATCCTAATTTCGCTAGTGCGTCGTGCGATGCCTTCACTAATTGCTTATGATATCTGCGGCGTACAGCCAATGACCGGTCCTACTGGACTTATCTTTGCGATGAAAGCTCGTTACACTTCACAAACAGGTACAGAAGCTCTGTTCAACGAAGCCCTAACCAAATTTTCTGGTACAGGCACAAACGTGGGCTCCAACGTACTTAAGAACTTGAGTGCTGCTAACTTCCAGACAGGTACTGCCATGACAACAACTGCCGCTGAGCAGTTGGGTGATAGTGCTGCTAATGCTTTTGCCGAGATGGCATTCAGTATTGAGAAAGCAACCGTGACTGCAAAGTCCCGTGCGCTGAAAGCTGAATACACGATGGAACTTGCTCAAGACTTGAAAGCCATTCATGGTTTAGACGCAGAAACAGAACTTGCGAACATCCTAAGTTCTGAAATTCTTGCTGAAATCAACCGTGAAGTGGTCCGTACTATTTACAAGAATGCCGTGATGGGTGCTGCTACAAACACCGCCACTCCTGGTATTTTTGATCTTAATACTGACTCCAATGGTCGCTGGTCTGTTGAGAAGTTCAAAGGTCTTATGTTTGCTATCGAACGTGATGCGAACATGATCGCTCGTGATACTCGCCGTGGTAAAGGTAACATTATCCTTTGCTCCGCTGACGTTGCGTCTGCTCTGACAATGGCTGGTCTGTTGGATTATGGTTCAAACCTGTCTGACAACCTCAATGTTGACTCCACAGGCAACACATTCGCTGGTGTATTGAATGGTCGCTTTAAAGTCTATGTTGATCCTTACATGAATATGGCCGTTCCTTATCCGACTGCCGGTATTCCTGCTGGTGCAGCTGCAGCGCAGTACTACTTGGTTGGTTATAAAGGCACATCGCCTTATGATGCAGGTATTTTCTATTGCCCATACGTTCCGTTGCAGATGGTTCGTGCGGTAGGCGAGAATTCCTTCCAGCCGAAGATTGGTTTCAAGACACGATATGGACTGCAAGTCAATCCGTTCGCTCAATTGAGTGGTGCGACTGATGGTTCTGGTGCTGTGAACAACAATGTTTACTATCGCCGTGTCCAGATCGACAATCTGATGTAATAAAAACGACACACTTATTATAATAATAAAGTGTTATTTCAAAGACCTTCCTTCGGGGAGGTCTTTTTTTTTGTTTATAAATTATTATAAATAGTTACATTAAAGAGAAGTAATTGTAACAATGATGGGGTCCCGCTTCCGCCTCGAGGAGAAAACAAATGGCAATAGTCAACACAATTTTAAGAGATACGGACTGGCAGGCGATTATCGTATCTAACATTACAGCACATTCAACTGCTAATACAGTATTGGTTGCAGCAAACCACTTACGGTATTGGACTACTGGTAATTCTGCATTAAGTATTTCTAGACTTAAATGGTCTGGTAGTGCTCCTACTGGTGGTGTTTCAGTATTATTTGATGCTACAGCCAATGTAACGGTCTGTCAGTTTCACGGTACTAATGGTTCCTATGGTGGAACAGATGGTGGCCCAGGTTTTAAGATGCAAGAATTTGCTCAATTTACAACCAACTTATCTGCCGCTATTAACAATTCAGTCACCACAATTGGTTTAAATGATACAAGAGGATTTGCCCCCGCTGGTATGGTAGCAATCGGTAATGAAAATATTACCTATACTGCTAAGTCTACTGA